AACTCTCTTGCAAGTAATTCAGTACCATTTATTTCAAAATTAACTTTTTCATCCATAGAGGTCATATACTGCAATCTAATACTTGGTCGATTAGAATGATAGTATTGTGCAAGATCTGTTCGCATTTGATGAATACGTGGCATTAAGTTTTCTGAATGTTGTACAAAATACATTTCAGTTTGTGAGAATGATTGATTTAATGCTTGTGTAATTCCAGTTGCAGTTTCTTGCGATGTTGCACCACCTAATCTTTGTGGTGTAATACCAATTGCTTCAAATGCTTGATTTTTGAAATATCCTGCTAATTGTATACGCGATAATAAACGTTGTGTCTGTTCTAAATTAAGTACTTGATAATGTTGAAAGTTTAATGCATTTTCAGTATTAGTTATAGATGTATCTAAAGGCAACATTTGAAAATTCTTCATGGCAACATATGCTTTTGCAAAATTATCTTTACCCCAATCTTCACCCATAGAGTGACGTGGTAATGCATTTTGATCAAGCATAATAACTGTACCTAATTCATCAACAAGTATGTCTGCAATCTGATTATTAACCAAATTATATCCTACTTGAAAAGGTTTCATTTTATCAACTAGTGCTCTTGATTTTGTATTTCTATCAGAGAATACACAACCTTCAACAGGTAACTTACAACCATATAAAGTAAAGTCTCCTTTAAATTGAAACTTTACTGGTCTAACATTTAAGTATATAGGAGAAAATCCAGTACTATCATTATTACCATAAAATGATGGTCTATTTGGACCTATCTTAATACCACCCCATGTTTGATTAATCCATATCCAATCTATGTGCTCACCAAATACTAAGTTATCTTTTGATTTATTTTTTAAAACAGTATTGTCATAAACTGGTTTATCTGTTACTTTATAATTTTCATCAATAATCATTTCAACAGGAATACCATCCTCAGTAAATTTGGTCAAATGACCAACCATTCTTTGTGATTTCCAATATACTGTAGTAACACGTAATAAAGAATAATTACTAAAATCCATTAAATCTTCTGATTCATTTAAGATTCTATAAATAATATCATCACCTGTATTTAAAACTGAATCCCTATGTGCAGTAAATTGACGCATTCCTAATGAAGGTCCTTCTACATTCCAATCATGCGATCTAGTGGCATCATAAAAAGAACCATCATTTTGTACACCAGGTAACATATATCCTGCAGATTTTACTGGATATATTACTTCAAGTGCAGCCATTTGTTCTTCATTCATCATGTAACCATACTTATCAATGATGTCAGAAATAGTCATAAGATCCATTCTACCTGCCCAGTTAGATTGAGATATATATCTTGCTTCTGGTGATTTATGGTAAAATGTTAATAGTGGATTCCATAATTCAATTTCATAATCATCTTCACGCATGTTAAAATGCCAAAACTCTCTATCTGCAATTAGCATATCTCTAAACGCAAGATTTTCAAGTTCTTTCATTGTAAAACGTTCAGTATCAACATTGTGCTGATGAGATGCCCATTGTTCTACCATTGAACGATAATCTTTTTTAAAGAATTGTTCAATTTCAGGAAGTGATTTTAAATTATCTGGTGACATCATTTGCTGAGCTTGTTGCGCTTGTTGCTCATCTTGCAAGTCTAAACTCATTTGTTGAATGGTTTCTTGCATTTTTTGTTCTGCGTAATGAACAAGATTTTCTTCAATCATGCCTCTTTTCATTTCAGATAATTCATTAAATGAAAAATCATCAACTGCTCTGTATGATATACGATCATTACGTTTAGCAAATTCACCAGTTAATACATTAATAACATTAGGTATAATTGGAAAAAATTTTAACTCAAATGCTGATTCATCTTCTTTGGTTAATGTATCAATAAGATCAGCCATTTCATTATCTTCTTCAATAATGTAATCAGATTTATCAATAATACCATTTGCAAGTTTATAATTTTTTAATAACCTACGTGCATTACGTCTAATCATCTTTAAACCTTGCATTTCATGCCAGTCCATATTCCATGCTGCCCACTGTTCATCTTTATCTTTATTTAATAAAAATTGTACAGGTTGGGTAATAGTACCCATTCTATTATAATCTGATTTTGCACCATTTTTTAACTGGAGTGCGTTATATATTTTTGGCATAATTTATATATTTTGACGAAGTTATATATTATTATCTTATGTTTTTAAAAGGATTATGAGGTTTTCTCATAGATGAATTAATTGAATATGAACCACCCATATGTCTAAATGGACTCACTCTCAATTTAGCATTTTTATTTGACTTTTGCAAATTATCATCTTCTCTTTCAACACGTTTAGTGTAACCACGATTGGATTCTTGCACTTTTGCAAATGCAACTAATGCACAAAAAGCAATAATCCTATCCACGTTTAATCCATCTCTATATGCTGCCATTTCTTTTAACAACATGATGTCTGGTATTCTTTCTACACCATATGTAGTTTTGACAATAGTACCATCTGTTTTAGTTTCATAATCTAATTCTTCTTCAAGAAATTGTTTACCATATGGTATAATATTTACTTTAAACATAGTACCAACATTTTTCCAACCATATTCTTGAAATACATTCATGTTTGCTTGTATTTCTTTAAGAAACATAATTTGATTTTTTGGTACTAAATACTTTTGTTTTCTACGCGCAATCATATGCTGAATAAATGCACTAACGTTATTTTCACATATTGTCCACGCATTATACCATTCAATAATTAACTCAAGTCTTTCATGTGTTTTATTTAAATCATCAAATCTACCACACCATGCAGCTACAATTTTATCGCGTTCAATATTAGATTCAATTGTGCCATCAGATTTATGTGTTGTAATTTCTTGAGATGTTTTATATACATAAATAGAACATAATGAATCTGATGTTGTTGTGTTATGTGTAACTATAGCATGTTCCGTAACATAAAGATTATCAAGAGCATCAACAGATATACATATTGCTTCTGCGTCATTAATGTATTCTATATTTGTTATGTATTTGCTAAATACTTTTGATGGTTTATATATTTCTCTTTTTCTTTTTAGTATAAAAGGATTAAGATATTCAGGCAATAATACTCTTACAATATAAGAATCTAAATGAGTTGTTTTTTTACATCTTATTTTTGCTATTCCTCCTAATGATTGTACTAATTCAACAACTTGATAAGCTAATTTTTTTGATGATGAGTAAAATTCTGCTCCATGATTTGAATAAGAACCATCTGTATCCATTAATCCTTGTAATAAAGATAATCTACAAGATCCTAATGCATATAGGTATTCTTGTGGTATAAATTTATCTTCGGACCTTTTACCTTTTAAACCTAATTCTTTTAATCTTTTAGTTAATGAATTTCTTGAACCAACTTTTGTAATAATTGTATAATCACAATTTGAATTTTTAACTTTTTTTATTAATAAGTCATCTTCTAATATGTGTTCAATAGAATTTATTAACTCAGTGTCAACTGTACTAAATCTAATAGATTTTTGAGATAATCCTCCATCACCTAATAGTAAACCTAGTAAATAAGGATTAACAGGTAATATTTTACCAAAATCAAAACTAATAGGTTTAACTATTGGTATTGACCATTTATTTCTATTTTGTTTATCTTTATAATAAGTAGAAATTGTATATTCTTTTTTAGTATTTCTACCTGTTCCATTATATGTAATTGTTTTAGTATTGTTTAATAAATCTTTTACAGAAAGTGTAATATATCCTTTTGTTCCGCCATTTAATTTTACATTCCATAAATGATCTTCACATACTTTAATACTATGTCCATCACTAAACGTTATTTTACACATTTTTTTAACTCCTTGTGGGTAAACACCAATCACATTAATAACTTCTCCATTAGAACCAGTTACTTTATCACCTATTTGAATATCACCTATTCTTTTTCTACCTTTTGGTGTATAGAGCATATTATCAACATGCTCTGCCTTTCCTTCAGCAACTGGATCGACAGATGCGTAATACATTCCAAATATTGGATCTTTATGTGGTCTTTCCCATACAACTAAAACACCTTCTTTATCTTCAGTTTTTGATGATAATGGAAATTCAGATATTGGTATTTTTTTAGATTCTTTAGCAACTACTTTACCAGTTTCATCACGATTTAAATCTAAAAATTCTTTATAATATTCTCCTTCTTCAATTCTTCTAAGTTGTTGTGTTACCAAGTGTAATGGAAATACAGATCTTGTTCTATGTGCAAATGCTTCAGCAATGTTAATAGGTTTCTGAGAAATACGAAGTTGATAATCATCTGGTTTAAGTTTCTTTTTCCATACTATTCTTTCTGCAAGAATCATTTCTAATGCAAGTTCAACTTGTGAATTACCATATTCATCAATACAAGGTAACATTGACCATTGTTCTGGAATAAATAATCCGCACATTCCAATCTCACCTTTATCATTAATCAAATTAGTTTCAACAGCAAGAATGTCTTTACCATCTGGATTCATTAACATTTCACGCAATGGTTCACATTGTGCTAAATCTCCTACTGAACCTGCTGCAATAAATTGACCAGTATATATCATACCCGATTTCATTGCAGGCAACAAGTATTCCATTGTCATATTCATCTTAGGTGCAATACCTGCTTCTTCATGAAAAAATAATGTACATGGTCCACCTACACCATTTGTAGGATCTTTATCAAGTACTAATCCAAATATAACTGATTTTAAACCAACATCTCGTTTTTTACCACCTTGATTAATTTCAATTTTTTGTTCCCAGTTAAGTACTTTATCTGGAGTACATGGTCTGTACCATGCTGTATAAGTATTTAAAAAGTTTCTATATTCTTCAAGAAAACGCCAAGTACCTTTTTCATTAATATAGTCTTTAAGTGAACCTGCCATTTTACTAATAGAACCTTCTTCAAACCAAAAGTAATTTATCATTTTTGCACCATGATAATAACTTGACGCAATCTGACGTTTCTTTAATATAACAACATGCTTATAAGAATGTCTAGCAAGTTCTTCATATAATGCCATATGATACTGAGCGTCTCTGACTTTTGCAAATCCAAATCGTGCTTCTTCTTTATCATATATAGGCAAAAAATTTAACCACATGTAATATTCTCTAGTTAAATACCAAGTCTTTCCATTACTTTTATATATAACTCCATATCTACATTTTGCTTTTTGGTCATCCCAATACGTTACATAATCTTTTGAACGTAAAGGTGATACACAATATACTTTATTATTTTTATTAAATAACTGTGCTTGTTCGTTAAACTTGTTAGAACATTCATCAAATTCATAAGTACCAGGAACCTTGAACATTTTTGTCAGAAACTCTACAAACAATTCCCTTGTTTCAAAGTCTGTTACAGACCATGAATCTAATTCACAATCATGAGTTGGTACACTTATATACATAAATTTGAGGTGTGTAATATTTTTATTAACTCATTAAATTCTTTTGCTGTAAATACAGGATGTGTTTTTTCTGTTTTATTCCAGTATGCAGATTGGTCATCTCTATGAAATGCATTCCAATTTTCTGTATGTGGGTTATAATGAAATAACCAGTTGTATAATCTATTTAGTTTCATAATATTACATTTGGTCGTAAGCAACTTGTTGTCCTCCTCTTACCTGCGATTTCTGTTCCTCCATAAGATCCTTGTACGCACCTTTAAACGACATTCTAATTTGTTCAAACTTTGCCGCCACATTAACCACAGAATTGATATTTCCATCCCTACCATGTTCGATAGGAGTAGTTTCCATATACATTCCCAACCTATCCACCATGCTTTTAATACCCATGTAAGCACGTAACGTAGGGGTTTCATAAAGTTTTTTACATAAGGCGAGAGCAAGGATGATAGTGTCATCTTCAGTACTAAAATTGACATTAAGCTGCGAAAGTATAAGTTCTTCTTTTTCATGTTCTAGTGTATCAAAATATGGATTTAAATCTGGATTTGGACAAGACATATAAAACAAATATGCATATATGTTTTGATAATCTTCTGGATAACAATCCATTACCATTTTCAAATCTCTTAATACAAAACAATGTTCTGTTGGTACAACTGTACCATTGGAAATATCAAATAATCTTATCATTATTTATTTTTTAATTAGTTTAGGATTATTTTTATACCATTGTAAAATATCATTTACTTCTATTTTTAAATATGGTAACTCAAATACTTCAATATCTCGTATAATAGGATCTCCATCAGTAGATATTTTAGTAATCGGATAATCAAATTCATCTTTTTCATCTTCTTCTTCAAATGTAATATGATGAATTATTAATTTACCTGGTTTTAAGTTAGGATTGTGTTTCAATATAATATACATATAAATACTGAGTTGTAGATTATAATGATTTAAATTACAATCATCCATATGAGAAACTGGACCAAGCATTTTTTTAGAAACACCTTCCCAGTTTTTAAAAGATTCTTTATCAATTTTTTTATTAGTTTTATAATCAGTTATATGAACTGTATTATCTACAACTTCAACTAAATCAGATTGACCACAAATTCCAGCAGATTTTAAATAAACCATGTGTTCTGGATATATACCATTAATTAACTTTTGTAATGGTGCAAGTTTTTTACCTGTTCCATCAAGTAATGGTTTGATTACAGGTAATGACTCATCGTATCTTACAATAGTTTCACAACTAACAATATCTTGCTCACGTTGGTCATGATACCAGTTTCCTAATGTACATGCACGATCAGATTCTTTTTTCCATGCTGCTTGTATATTTGCAACAGACATGCCTTTCCACTTATTTGTATTCTTTTGATTTTGAGAACACTTAGTAGCAATTGCTAATGAATCAAATGGTTGTTTTAATGAACTTAATAATGTAGTTACAGATACCCATTTAGTTGTATCTTCAGGATCTATAGATACATATGAATGTGTTGTTGCTTCAAATACTATTGCCATAATTATTTATTTAACTGAGTTAATAA